TCAATTCGTTCATTGTGTAATCCTTATCACATTGGTTAAAAGAGGCCCGAAGGCCTCTAGGTTTTTTAATGTTCTACTATTGCAATGGATTTTGCAAGGCTCGATCCCTTGCATAATTTGCAAGCGGTACATTGGACGCGACGGCCAGCCTCTTTTGATGCTGGACAAAGCGCCTCGTTCGCCTTGTCTAATTCGCCAAGATCCGCAATCACGCGGAAAGTACGACGGCCGGCGGTCCAATGCGCAACAGCTTGCGCCTTATTGTCCGCGCTTTGCATCGCAATATCTGGACGCCAACCGCTTTGATGTGAATATGCGGTAAAGGTTGACGCCTCTGCAAGCAATTGCGTCCAAACGAAATCGGGAACCGCGGCCGGATCCCCGTAGGTTCCAACCCGAACGAAACGCGCGCGGCCTAATGTATTGCGGCCGGCCTTGGTGTTTGCCATGGAATAGACGCCCCGCAAAAATGACTTGTAAACAATTAAAACGCCTTGGCCTAGGTTAACATAACAGCGCCGGCCCTTGGCTTGCTTGCGCTTTGGGTCGTCGTTAACTTCCCCGCGCATGGTACAATCCCCACAAATTGAGAAGTCTTCGCCGGTTTTGCTTGCCTCGAGTGGATTAATATCCGAACGCAATATATAAGTTTGTAAAACCGCGCCGGTTTTTGTGTTTCGATTTGACCATGTTGCAATGGCAACAATAGGCTTACCATCCAAGAGGCTTGGCCCGTTGTAGATGATTCCGCTTTTCATAATTAATTTCCTTGTTAAAATGCATGATTGCATAGGCTTATTGTATAAGATCCACAAGTAAAGAACAAGCAATGAATTAAAAGCTTGCTCTCCAGGTCTAGGCGTTTTTTTTGTCCGGCTGCAGGTCTGCGGCTCTGCGGCTCTGCGGCTCTGCGGCCTTGTTTACATATATATATGTATAATTCTCTGCGGCTCTGCGGCTCTGCGGCCTTGCCGCTGTATATATATACGATATTTTTTGATCACGTCCAAATGTCAGACCATTTATTTTAGTGCAGCGCTTCTGCAGCGGACGTTTAATTGTATTAATTACACTTCATAGCCGCCCAATAAAGGGCGGCTAACAAGTATTATCTTTCGCCGTGGTCTGATTTTGGGTAACCTTCCCAATGCCACAACAATAGCCAACGTTCATAAAAAAGATTAATCTGGTCTTGGCTATAGCCTAGGTTCTTATATTCTTTTAAGATTTTAATAATAAAGCTTCTTGGCTCATTACTTAATATTTCATCAAACCCGCGTTTTCCTACTAAGCTAAACAAAACTTTAAATTTAGGATTGCAAGCATCGTCGGACATTTTTTCTATAATGTGTTCCACAATATTTCCTTCGTTAACGTGCTTAATTGCACTTCATAGCCGCCCAATAAAGGGCGGCTAACAAGTACTATTACGCTTGTACCTTAGATGGTGTATGGTATTGCTCGATCCAGAGCGGATCACCTTGGACCAGAGTGCCATAGTTTTTGATCTCACCCGCGTAGGTATCGCCTAGCTCGTACTGGCCGTTGTGCATATGAGGTGATGTAGCGGCAACAAACCATCTAGAATAGTCATTCTCAGATTTTGAGTGCTTATAAGTTTTTAACACTTTCCAAGTCCAGCCTTGGGCGTTCTGGTATGTCGCGTATGGATTATCTTGAGGTCTTGTTTTTCCGAATGTTGTTCTTGGCATATTATTATTTCCTTCGTTAACGTGCTTAATTGCACTTCATAGCCGCCCAATAAAGGGCGGCTAACAAGTACTATCAGAAGTCTGATTGTGGATATTCTTCTAAGTCTGCACCAATGTAATCATAATTGACCGACCATACAAGTGACGTACTATTAGTTGTACGCTTGTTCTTTTCCCATGCTTGCACTCCATGCAACTCAATGTACAAGTCTCTATTTGGTGCAAGGTCACGTTTGCCGGTGACGTGTCGATCTGCCCTACAAGTTTCTATTGCTTGCTTTTCAACGCGCTTTAATTCCGCGTTTACATGCTTGGCAAGGGCAGACAGATATTGATGTTTGCCTTGTAGGCCTGTCTCACTTGCTTCCAAATCCGCGGCGCGTGTAATGTATCTAATTGCATTCTTCATATTACACCTCCTTTCTTTGAGTTAATATTGCAAAGGCTTCTTTACTTCCTAAGCAATAAGCGCGGACTTCAAGTGATAGTATCCATTCTAAAACATGTTGATCGTTCATAATAATTATTCCTTAATTAAAATAGTAAAGCGTTATTGCTTACCATGATTACATCATGCATCTATTACTTGTCGAATGTAAACAACCAAATCACAACTAAACCACATTTATTTAACTTTAATTTATTATGTGACATTATTATTACAGGGGTAACTGTGGCTATTATGTCACGTTTGACAGTGACACCTTGACCCCCTACCCCCCTTTTTTTGGGGCGCACCACCATGCGAGTCCCTATTAAGCTGGTCCAGCGAAATCATTCATTGGTAATTCCATTAGGGACCCGGGGCCCCGAAAAAATGCCCAATCTTCTTTCATTCCGGTTGTGGTTAGTGTACAAGTGTCCCATGAGTATATTAAAAGCTATAGATTTGTGGTCTACGACTGAACCTTACAGTAAATTTCCGTGTGCGACGATTGCGTGGCGATTATTACCGGCCCATGGTTCTGCGAAGCTTCATCATTTTTGGGATGGTTCTAGGTATCGTGGATTTGTGACGTGGGCTTTTTTAACGGATGAGGAGTTTGAGACGAGAGATTACTGTGGTCCGGAGGTTTTTGCTCGAGAAAAAGGAGAACATTTAGTTTTCATAGATTTGATTGCCAAAGGGGGTACTTCTGATGTATTATACATTTGTAGGCAGATGCAAAATTATTTTAAAGAAGTGTATCCGCATGTTAAGTCAGCACGGTCGCACCGCGGCTCTAGGCACGGATGGTATCCGAAAAAAGGTGGTTGAGTATTATGATTAATAATTTTTTAAAACCTCAGATTTGTTACGGCGGTGAAGATACTGGCGGCGGTGGCGGTGGCGGCGGTGACAAGAAACGCGGTAACTTTCAAAAAGCTGTAGCGCCTCCTGCTAAAACTGCTCCCAGCAGTTCTGGTAGTTACGGAAACAATGACGCGGGTGGTTCTGCTCCTGTTTCAAGCACTCGAGATTACAATAACCCCAACAGTGAGGTCTCATCTGGGTCCAGTACCTTTTCTGATAGGACGGTTGCAACTGCTACTTCTGGAAGAGCCCCAAAATCTAACACGTCATCTTCAGCAAGTAGTTTTTCTGAAAGCAGTTTTAACCCAAGAAATTGGTTTAGCGGCGATGATGTAGTTCCAGAAGCAGCGCCTGCTGTTGATGTATCACCTACTTCGTCCGCGAACACCGGACCACCAAGCACGGGTTTTGAAACTGCGTTACAGACTCAGATCAATGAAAATCGTATCGTTAGTGACGATGCTTTAACAGATGCACAAAACGATCTGGGCACTGGTACCTCCGCTCTTTTTAGAGGAAACGTAACAACAGGTTTAGGAAACACGGTTAGAGGTTTTTCGGATGCGGTAGAAGGTATAGCCGATCCGTACCGTCCAACGTATAGATATGGTGATGCTCTGAACCCCGACGGATCTGTTAAAGAGCCTTCTGAAACGCTTGGCCCAACTGCTTTGCAAAGGATAACGCAAGGCACTCCACTTGGAATGGCAATGAAAGTTGCTGATCTATTGAAAACATATTCTGGAGGAGGGTCTAATAATATAAATGATGTCCCTGTTTCGGGCATTATAGACCCTGGGTTTGCACCTAGGAACGAGTACGGTGGAGCTACGTCCGCAACAAACTACCCTTTTCAACCTGAGTACTCTTTAAACGAAATGTCTGCCAATTTAAATAAAGTTGCTGGAGGTTTAAATGAACGTGGTAACCAAATTATCCAAAACGCTGCAGGCACTCCAATGGTTGATGCCTTTAACAGTCCTGTGTTTAAGGATCAAGGTGGCATAGACTATTCAGCGTTGCTTGCAAAAACATTTGGCGTAGGTTCAGCAATGGCCCCTGGTATCCTTACATCTCTTTTAACTAGAAACCCGGCTCCTCTTATTACACAAGGTGTTTCCCAAACTGTTAGTGATGTTGGAAACCTTACCAAAGATATTGTTGGGAACAATTTACCAGAAGGACTTACTCAAGAACAAATAGATTTTGCACAACGAGAGGCAAGCCGACAGACTATAGTGCCAGCAGCAGCTCTCGGGGGTCTTGAAAGTCTGGTTCTGGGTAGCCGTGGATTGACTACAGATTTGATTAAAAAAGGTTTAGCTGGGGCTGGTAAGACTAGCGCAAAGGTCATTCCAAAAGTTGGTCCAAAGTTAGTTGCGGCAGTTCCAGAAGTAGTTACTAAAGTTGGTAAAAAATTAGGTACGAATTTTAATAATACAGCTAAGATGGTAGGTACGAACTTAGCTGATACTGGCGCAAAGGTCATTCCAAGAGGTATTATTAACGCGGGTAAAAAGTTAGGTGCGGGTTTTAATAATACAGCTAAGATGGTAGGTACGAACTTAGCTAATACTGGTACGAACTTAGCTAATACTGGTGCAAAGTTAGCTAATACTGGTGCAAAGTTAGCTCCAACATTAACTGCTGCTGGTAAGAGAATAGCTACTGGCGGGGCTATTAATGCTTTTACAGAGGGTGTTCTAGAACAATCTTTAGCCGCAACTGCCGCGAATAAAACACCAACACTTGCTGCTAATGCAGAAGAAGCTTTAATAGCTGGTATAATAGGTGGTACTGCTGCTATTCCGGGTGGCCCATCAATTGACACATCAATTGACACTGTTGGAACTGAAGCGGCACCGTTACAGATCACAGATCAATCAGGCGCTGTAAATCAAGAGGCTCCTACGTCACAATTCAATATGTATGACAACATAGCCAGCTCTCCAGGTCCACTTGTTTCTACGTCACAATCAGGCGCTGTAAATCAAGTTGCTCCTACATCACAATTTAATATGTATGACAACATAGCCAGCTCTCCAGGTCCACTTGTTTCTACGTCACAATCAGGCGCTGTAAATCAAGAAGCTCCTACGTCACAATTTAATATGTATGACAACATAGCCAACTCTCCAGGTCCACTTGTTTCTACGTCACCCATTGAAGCCGTTGGCACTGGAATACCACAGATTCAAATGGATGCTAACGCACCTGCTGGTATTAAAACTAACACCGTAACACAAGAAGCCGTTGACCTTGTTAATAGTGGAAATACGTCTCAAGCAGATCTGTTAAGGATTGCAAGAGAAAATGGGATTGTCTCTGGACCTGGTACAGGAACTATGCCTGCTCAGGTTATCTCAGAGCTAAGAGACAGAGTTAGTAACCCGAACTTTAAAACTGTTGCCACACAGAATGCGGCATCGGATGCAAATTTAATTAATACTGCGGGTCAACAGACACAACAGGTTATAGCCGCACAGAATGCGGCATCGGATGCAAATTTAATTAATACTGTAGGTCAGTCTGCTTCTACGGCATTAAGTGGTGGAAACGTTGTTGTTCCCCCTGTTGATGTAACAACATTAAACACTGCAGCACCTAGAAATGTAGAACCTAATTTAATTACAATACCAGGGACAGATGTTGTTGTAGACACTAGCACTTTAGGACCTCAAGAGATTGCGGCGGCAGGTACCAGCACGGCACCAAACTCTGCTGTAGAGGCAACGTCGGTGGTTCCTCAAGGATTGGCATCGCTGGGTTCTGGTGGAACGTTTACACCAATTAGCACTGGCAATATAGCGCAGCCTTTAACTACGTCTCAAGAAATTGTAGCTAATGAAGAACTATCTGTGATTGATACTATTAAAGCAGAGATTGATGCTACCGGAGAGTTGTCTATGAAGACGGCTAGACCGCTTGCTGAAGCAAACAACCTATCTATGGCAGAAGTAACAAAAATGGCAGAACTAGCAATGGGACTTCCAGTAAGTAAACCGCAAGGTCCAAGTACTTCGTTAACTGTGCCAACGCCAACGACAACTAGCATGTCAAAGTTTGATGCTGAACCTACAACATCAGGCATTGCTGGTATAAACCCACAAAATAATATACAAGAACAAGTATTAGAGGGTGAAATTGTCTACGATGTTGCACCAGAAACAACGGCTTATGATGTAGTAGAAACGGACCCAACAATTATAGATGTTCAAGCTGTGGATGTGACCCCGGGTAAATCAGTGACGGTTCCTAATCAAACTCAGGTATCTAAGCTTAACACAGAGCCCACAGGAATTGGTGCTGTAGTAGAAGTACCAGTAGATACAGCAGTAGATACAGCAGTAGATACAGCAGTAGATACATCCCGACGTAACTCGCGAGCAGACGTAGATCTTGACGAGCCAGAAGTTACAATTGAGGTAGACGACAACGATGAACCTGGCGAAGGTGAAGATACAACTGTAGATATCGGGGACGATGACAACGATATTCCAGTAGTAGACGACAGCGGATTTGAATGTCCAGAAGGATTTGAAAAAGTATTAATTAATGGTGAGTATGTTTGTCAGATGATAGAAGATTTACCAGAGCGAGTTCGGCCAACGGGTGGTGCTTACTACCAGACCAACCCTAACCCACAATATGGATCAAGGCGTAGAGCATGAATTTACAGGCATTACCCGAGGAGGCGTTAAAAGAAATTTTAGCGCTGACAGAGGCTAAGAAACGCCTAGATTTACAAGAAAAAGCTTATGATCACTTCATGCCTTTTGCTCATCACGTCTACGATAATTTTATTGAGGGGCGTCATCACCGCGTCATAGCTGAAAAGCTTGAGGCTGTTGCGCGTGGAGAGTGTAAACGATTAATTATTAACATGCCACCTCGGCATTCTAAATCTGAATTTGCTAGTTATCTAATGCCAGCATGGTTCTTGGGACGTAACCCAAAGTTAAAAATCATACAAGCTACCCACAACACCGAACTAGCTGTGCGGTTTGGTAGAAAAGTAAGGGATTTAATCGATGATCCAAAGTATAAAGAGATATTTCCAGGGACAAACCTTAAAGAAGACAATAAAGGTGCGGGTAAATGGGGCACGGACAAGGGTGCGGAGTACTTTGCTGCGGGTGTTGGCGCGGCCATCACGGGCCGTGGTGCGGATTTACTTGTCATTGACGACCCTCATTCGGAACAAGATGCGTTAAGCGAGACTGCATTTGACCATGCATACGAATGGTACACCTCTGGACCTCGACAACGTCTTCAACCGGGCGGTTCAATCATAATTGTTATGACTAGATGGGGTAAAAAAGACTTGACAGGCCGTTTATTGGCCCAACAAGGCGGCGATATCATGTCAGACCAGTGGGAAGTTGTAGAATTTCCTGCAATTCTACCTAGCGGTAACGCATTGTGGCCGGAGTTTTGGGAAAAAGACGCACTGTTGTCTATTAAAGCGTCACTTCCGGTAGGAAAATGGGCGGCTCAGTGGCAACAACAGCCTACATCTTCCGAATCTGCTATAATTAAGCGTGAGTGGTGGAAAATGTGGGAAGAAGAGAAGATTCCCCGCCTAGATTACATATTACAGGCGTATGATACAGCGTTTTCTAAGAAAGAAACAGCGGATTACTCTGCAATTACGACATGGGGAGTGTTCAAACCATTAGATGGTGGACCGGACAACGTAGTTTTGCTAGATGCACAGCGTGGTAGGTGGAATTTCCCTGAGTTAAAGGAAAAAGCCTTTGAAGAACACGAGTATTGGGACCCTGATATGGTTATTGTAGAGGCTAAAGCAACAGGTCAACCGTTGATTGATGAACTTCGTCAGCGAGGAATACCAGCATTAGGCTTCTCACCAGGCAAAGGGCGTGATAAGGTAACTAGAATGCACATGGTTGCACCCTTATTCGAAGCGGGTGTGGTTTGGGCACCAGCAGATAAGAAATTTGCGGATGAAGTTATAGAAGAAATAGTTTCTTTTCCTAATGGCGATCATGATGACTATTGTGATAGCATGACACTAGCACTGATGCGTTTTCGTCAAGGTGGGTTTATATCACTTGAAGGTGAAGACAGCGGAGAAGACTTTGTTCCGCGTAAACGGGAGTATTATTAATGGCCTTGCCACCTCGCCCCATGGGCACACTTGTAGATACTGGAGAAATGCAGGGTGGACCTGATGAAATGTTGCCTTCAGTCGATGTCCCTGTGGATATGCCAGAAGATTTCTCGGGTGGTGCCGAGGTTATACAGAATGCAGATGGGTCTGCTATAGTTCAATCCCTTGCAGATATGATTCAAGAGGCAGAAGCTGAAGCACCTATGGAGCATGAAGCAAACCTTGCTGAGTATTTAGATGACGGTTACATGGGGGAGCTTTCTTCTGAGCTTAGATCATCTTACGAAGATGACCAAACATCACGCGCTGATTGGGAAGAAGCTTACACCAAAGGTTTAGATCAGCTAGGTATTAAGCAGCAGGAGCGCACAGAGCCATTTCAAGGGGCCTCTGGCGTCACTCACCCACTAATAGCGGAAAGTGTTACACAATTCCAAGCACAGGCCTACAAGGAGCTTCTACCAGCCGGTGGACCTGTACAAACTCAAGTGATGGGTAAGCAAGATGCAGAGCGAGAAGCTCAAGCACATCGTGTAAAAGCGTATATGAACTACCAGATTATGGAGATCATGGACGAATACGATCCTGATATGGATCAACTGTTGTTTTATTTACCGCTGTCGGGCTCAACATTTAAAAAAGTCTACTTTGATGAGGCCAAGCAGCGCTCGGTATCTAAGTTTATTCCGGCTCAAGATCTTGTTGTTCCGTACTCAGCTTCTGATTTAAATACAGCATCTCGGGTTACGCATGTTTTACGAATGGATTACAACCAAGTTCGCAAGATGCAGGTTGCAGGTTTCTATCGAGACATAGAATTAGAGACAGGTGATTTAGAAACAAACGAGGTTCGTGAAAAAGTTGACGAGATCCAAGGTTTATCTAAGACATATACTGACGAGATCTACACGTTGTTGGAGATGCATGTTGATTTAGACCTTGAGGGTTTTGAAGACATGTCTCCTGATGGAGAACCTACTGGCATTCAGCTACCGTACATTGTTACAATAGATGAATCGTCTGGTGATATTCTATCTGTTCGTAGAAACTACGATGAAGGAACTGATCTAGCTAAAAAGCGACAGTACTTTGTACATTATAAGTTTATGCCTGGTCTAGGGTTCTATGGCTTTGGTTTAATTCACATGATTGGTGGATTAGGTCGTGCGGCTACTAGCATTCTACGCCAGCTAATAGATGCTGGAACACTCGCAAACCTCCCAGCGGGTTTCAAGGCTCGGGGAGTAAAGGTTCGTAATGATGACGAGCCTTTACAACCTGGAGAATGGCGGGACATTGATGCCCCTGGTGGCAACATACGGGATTCTATTATTCCGCTACCTTACAAAGAACCTTCAGCGACATTAGCTCAACTACTGGGTGCGTTGATTGAAGGCGGACGGCGTTTTGTTTCATTGGCTGATGAGCAAACAAACAACATGAGTCAAGACACTCCGGTTGGCACGACTATGGCTATGTTAGAACGTGGCATGAAAGTTATGTCTGCAATTCATAAGCGTTTGCATTATGCCCAGAAGACAGAGTTTCGTATACTAGCTCGTATTTTTGCGGAAAACTTACCGCAGGAATATCCTTACGACGTAGCTGGAGCAGAACGAACTATTATGGCTACTGACTTTGATGGTCGAGTAGACATTATACCTGTGAGCGATCCAAACATCTTCTCAATGGCGCAACGAGTTACTTTAGCGCAAACACAATTGCAGTTGGCTCAATCTAATCCACAGATGCACAATCTACATGCAGCATATAGACGTATGTATATGGCACTTGAGGTGCAGAATATTGATGAGATACTTCCACCAACACCGGAACCACAGCCAATTGATCCCGCGGTAGAGAACGCTAGAGCTTTAATGGGTGAAATACTACAATCATTTCCAGATCAAGACCATGATGCCCACATTAAAATACATGTGATGTTTATGAAGACTCCTTTGGTTACTACTTCTCCACAGGTTATGGGAACTTTTTATGCCCACGTTCAAGAACACATTTCGCAGAAGGCACGTCAGACTGTGATGAAAGAGATTGAAAACTTAATTGTTACGGTTCAGCAACAGATACAGTCTGGTTCAGTTGATCCAGCCGCGGCGCAACAACAAATTGCTGAAGTTCAACAACAGATGCAAAACCCTGCCGAGCTTGAAAAATTAATTGCAGCACAACAATTGGAAATAATGCAGGAAACATTAGATCAACTTATACCACCAGGTCAGGATCCAATGTCTGATCCATTGGTTAAGATTCGTATGCAAGAGTTAGAGATTAAGCAAAGAGAAGCAGATCGTAAAGCTAACACTGACAAATCTGAATTGTTACTTGAGGCTGCTAGAATGGAACAACGTGCTGTAACAGATGCGGCTCGTATTGAAAGCACTGAAGACATTGCTGGAAACCGAAACGATGTAAATCGAGAACGGATTGAGGTACAGCGACAAGGAATGAATAGAAGAGGATAATATGGCACGTTTATTTGTAATAGCATTACTCCTATTGAGTGGTAGTTTTGCGTTTGCCGATGATACAATCAGGACTGAGACTACAGTAATATCTGATGGTGAAATGGACACAACTATTAACAGTCCACCACCATCAGCTATATCACCGCAGATTAGCGCAAGTAACTCTGATTTGTGTACTGTTGGTGTAGCTGGTGCAGTTCAGACACAGATATTAGGCATATCGGCAGGTCGCACTGTACGTGATATGAACTGT